GATATTCTAGTGCCATGTCGCCTCCTAATGCGTATGGTATCGAAAACTAATCTCACAAGTGGCATCCTCTTTTTCACACATCATCTGCCAATAAATCAATTCACCTGCAGGTATAATGCGAGACCGAATCCGCACAGTCTGAATGGCAGCCAGTTTCTTCGTTTCGCCTGACAAAAATCTATGCCTCAGAATGACAGTCTTGTCGTCCCCATAAGCGAGTTCAAATAAGAAACGCTTATCCTTGACACTCAAATCTTCTACTAACACGCTAGTTATGTGCCCTGCAGCTAATGCAAATGCGTCACTTAGCTTATTCGCAGCGTCATCCACAAGCTCGGCCCAGGCACTGAATGTATTGGCAACTCCACCAGCAGTAAAGGTCACATAGTTGACAGAGCTTACAGGAAATAGACCAGTTACATGAGTCTGTGCTTCGCCCTGAAATTCCAAGCTGTCCGTCGCTCGGTCAAAATTACCCTCGTCATCCTTATTTTTAATCTCGCTCAAGTCAGCCGGGTTATTTACAGACATATCTCAACCTCCCTATATCCCCTCACTAACGGTTAGATTTTTAGCACCACCTTCAGCAATAGCGTTAATTGCACCGAGAAACAGGTTATTAGCATTGATTTCGTAACTACCACCAGTAGCGTTGAGCCTTATACCCTCGTTCAGTACCGCAGCGTTACCACGAGCCAGGTATATCTCCTTGTTGCTGTCGTTTACGAAAACTGCGTCCATTCGCTGAGGATTAGCAGCCAATACTAAAGTGCTGGCAACTTCCACAGCCACCTTGGTGTCTGTCGCACTCTCTATCGGCCATATTAAAGGACCTGCCATGTTCACCTCCTAAAGATTTTGGGTTAGACTCGGGGGCAGCAAGGGAAAGGAGAAACCTCACTGCCCCCGGGCACAAATTAATTAAAGTGACGAACCTCCCATATAGGTGGCTCTCCAATCAAGCGTGGTCCCACCAAAACAGAGTCTCACTCGGTATAGCACGTTGTCAGTAGCAAAGTCGCCCTCAAGAGGGCTGATTGAACCACCACCAACACTTACCTTATCACTGGCCTTCATGCAAATCTCCGGTCGTTCGTGTCCTCTAAGGTGAGCAACTTCCAGAGCCGCAATGTCTTTCGGGTCAGAGAATAGATACCAGCCAGTAGCTCCATCATTGGTATCAATTACTGGCAGATATGGGTCTACAATTAATGTGAGTCCCATTTGGGCTACTACATTGGTTGTTGGGTATGCCTCTGCCCTGGGTGCAACAGCTGATAACCACATCTTGCTAGTTGAAGTCAGGATTTGGCGAGCAGTCATTTCAAGAGCAGGGGGTACGACCAAGTATTTAGCCCTGTTCATTATCGGCTCACCATTGGCGTCTGTTTGAGCCGCCATAGCCTCTAGCCCCCCTTCAAGATAGGCGATAGTCAATGCACCTGCTGACAGATTATTATGCCCAGCGATATAGGTAGCTGCGTTCCTTGCGTACAGTCCAGTAACGATTCTATGTTCACTGCGAACCGCAGCACGAGCAAACCTTTCTGGCGTATCTTTCAATGCTCCAAGGTCATCGTTAATTAACGATTCCCAAGAGATGTCAAATTGTCTGCCGTACTTTTTCAAAGCTAAGGTATAATGATCTTCGTTGCGCTCACTGGCTAAGTATTCACCCTTTTCTGCCACTTCGGCCAGATATTGGTCGCCTCCAGTAATGGCAAACCGATAACTGTCTTTGAAGTCTTTATTAGTGGACATCTTAACAAAAGCCTTCCATACCGGATCAACAGCTTTATAAGAAGCCAGAACCTGTCTATCAAGAACATCGCCGAACAATTCAGGGAAATCTGAGGTTGTTAGTGCTTCCCGTATTGCGTATTCATGTTTATAGGCTGGAAGACCACGAGCGTTACTGAGCAGGTCAACCATTTCTTTTAGTTTCTGATCATAGCCCTCGCTTTTCTTTGTCTCACTCAATGAGACATAACCCTTCCAGTCCTCCATTAGTTTCATTAGTTCCATGATATTTCCTCCCGTATTTATTTTTATAGTTACTAGACAAATGTTGCTAATGTTGAGGTATCTGGCTTTGAGTAGGTAACGGTTATGCGAGTCCTGCCAGCAGTTCCTGCACCGACAGAAGTTACCTCCCCAGTAACAACCCTGGCACCAGCCAGGTAGCGTCGTCGCACCGCAACAGCTGCAGCGGGGGCATCTACATCCGCACCCTCAACACCACCCGTATGGGCAAAGTCAATAGACTCGCCAGCGAGTAGGTCAGTTGCTTTCAGATTAACGGCATTAAAGAATCCGTTGGGGTCAGCAACATCACCAACAATCAAAGCTGCACTTGTCGCTGCATCCCAGAGAGCAACGGCGTGAACTACCACATTGTTTATAGTAGCCCCTGCGGGAATTGTAACAGAGCCAGTATAAACACCATCGCCCTCTTCAACAAAGGTTATTTCTTTTGCCTGAACAACATCACCACAACAGGCAAGTGGATCAAAGTGGACTTTCACGGCTATCGCTTCAGTGCTTCCACCCGTTATAACACCCAGGGCATAACCGAATGGGACTTGAGTTGCAATCGATGAGATTTTGCTGAGAACACCAGTTGTAGTATTAATGTAGATTAAGTCTCCACCCGCTACTGCGCTATTACCATCACCATCTGCAGCAACGACATCAAGAACCCAGATACCCTCAGTATCAATGGCTATTCTATCAGTTGCAGCGGCAGCGCTTGTAAACGCTATCCCTACTATCTGTCCACCGCCTGTGGCTGAACAAATGGGGTCGCCTTTATTGACCATCCCGTCTGTATGCGAGGGATGGATTAGGTCACTCTCTAATAGAGTGATATGTCTACCTTCATAAGTTGAGGAAATTTCTTCCCCAGGGTCCTGTGCATCTGCTATTGGATAAACTCCATAAGCTGGCATAATAATTACCTCCTAGTTTATTTCTTTTACCTGCCTTTTGCGGCAGTTTCGGCGAGCTTCTCGGCCTCTTCTTCGCTTTTACCCTCTGCGATATAACCAGCCTTGAAACTCTCCTTGAGGGCTTCTTTGTCCTTTTCAGAACTTACATTAGTAGCCCCTAGTCCTTTCACTTTGCCTGCCTCGGATAACTTGGCGATATAATCCTTTTCGGACTGTACCGCTTCCACAATCCCTTCAGCAGACTCAGCGTCCTTGAACCTCTCAATCAGCCTTTCCTTGGCAGCGGTAGGCAACTCAGCCTTATCGACAGCCTCTTTGATAGTGGCTTGTGCTTCGGCTTTCGCTTTGTCCTTCTCTGCAATCTCAGCGGCTTCCTTGAGGCCATCCCTCTCTTTAGTTAGTGTCTCGATCTGTTCGTTTTTTTCCTTGATAAGTTCCTCGTTTTCCATTGCTTTCTTAACCTCCTTGGTTATTTCTGCCCTGACTTTAGATTCAATTGCTTTAACTAAATCAGGGCGCTTGTTCCGTAAAGTCGATATGTCAACTATATCGATATCGTGGCTTCTATCGGATTCGTAAAATGTAACGATCCCGCCAGCTCCAGGTTCAGTAACAAAATCAACTGACCTGCAAGCTACGAGTTTCTCTATCACTAAGGTCTTCTTGCCCTCGATAACGCCATTTGAAGCGCTGCCCACTGCATTGATAGAAATACCCATGTCGGATAACATTTTCTTATCTCTCAGCGAGGCTAACTTCTGCATTAACCAGGGCTCGATGATCTCAGCAATACCAGTAACTACACCGTTCTCGTCACATACAACCTCAGATAGTGTGCCTACCCAGTCCTTTATCGACCGTTCAGGACGAGCCTTATCTTCTTGTTCAGTGGGATGATCGGCATACATCTTCATCCCTTCAAATACCCCGAAGTCTCTCTTTAATACTTCGGGCGGATAATATCTGTCCTCAGTAGCATTAAAACCCGACTTAATAACGATTACAGTAGCTCTCCCTTTATCAAACTTGGCTTCTGTTAAAGGCATGTAATCGTGTAACAATTCTCTGGTTTCTGTTTCCTTGACCCAACGTGATATATCCTCATCTGCGACGCCTAGTTTGCGATATGCCGCGCGTATCTTACGTTTAACTGCTGATAAATCGGCAGCAGGGATAGCGGCTTTCTGCCCTCTAAACCCACCGGGAGACAACGCAGCCGTAGCTCTGCCTAACTGCGCCTTTGTGATCTTCTTTTCAGAGTCTTCCCACATTCTCAGCTTCCAGGTTGTCGACTTCTCCGCATCGGGAACATAAGCATAAGCCTCAGCAGGGAACTCAACGCTGTCCTCAGTTTTTACTACAGCCTGTTCTTTTAACCAGGCTAACGCTTTGTCCGCCTCTTTGACAGCCTTCTTGACTTTGCTATCGTCTACCTCATCAGATGATAGTAACTCCTGGCATAGCGACATAATCTTTTTGAGCCTGCTAGAGTCGACATTGGCATTTCTCCGGCCCGCCTCCTGTATAATCTCAGAGTATTTAGATTGTAACTCGCCAATCATTGATTCCCTCCGTTCCCCTATGTCCTTTGCCCTCATTCGTACCTTACATTCAGGGCAGGACTGGGTATTGCACTTTACGTTTTCCTCAACGGTAATCTCCTTGCCACATTCAGGGCACACACAAACATGAGCTCCATGAGGATGAATAGCCTCTTTGGCCACCCATTTATCATCTTTCTTTTCATATTTGGTCTTAACTGCCGCCCAAGCAGTCGCTGCTGATTTGGCCTCGTCTCCTTCGTATTGTTCGAAGGCAGCGTTAAAGGCACTTTGAAATATCTCTTGAGCGTGCTTCGGTAATGACTTAACTGCGTCTGGCAAACTAGCTAATGTCGGATATGGCATAATGAAATCCTCCTTAAATAAAAAGAACCGCAAACCTTTTACAGCCTGCGGTTCTCTCCGTCTTTGGCTTGATTATTAAATTATTAAGTTGCTAATCTGGATATGTTCTTTCAATAGTGGTCAATGTCTTTTTGCCTTCTCGCACTTGTATTCTAATACTACCATAACTAATATACTCCGCCCAGTCTATTTTGTCAATCTCCTTCTTGAGTTCCATATCCTGGTTCATGTCATCTCCTTAATATCGCAGGCGCTACAGTACACCTGCAATGTCAAGGTTGGGAAATTATCCGACTTAAGGAAATGGATATTTACCATAATCTTTCTAAATGCCTCATTAAAATAAGTAAACATATCTCTTTACTTCCTACTTAAAATAGCTGGTGCAATAGCACAAGTGCATCCAGGGTGAATATCACCTTCTGGAGTTGGGAAGGCTTGATTTACTGGGATAATCCCTACTGCAGCATTAGCAATACAGTCATCACAGTTCCCCGTCTCACCACCTGAACCAAGCACCCATTCCTTACCGTCAATGGCCATAGCTACCATATTATCGTGCGAGGCCTGGAATAATGCCTGCCTTGTTTCTGTTTTGGCAATTAGTTCACTACGATATTTACTCATATCCCCAAACTCGATCCTAAGGTCTTTGGCCAAACCTGGGATACCACGCTTGCCTTCAATACCATCAGCAATAACCTTGGCTAACCGGCGCTTAGTCTCATCATCCATCTGTGTGACTAATTGAGCGCCATGCTTCTCAGCCCAGGTTATCGCTTGCTTAACAGGTGGTCCTTCATAGGCTATCGGGATACCGCCTTTAGTCTTGCCCCAGGTAACCATCTCAGCTT